TCGCAGGCTTCGGGCGGCCAGTTCGTCGGGTCGTCGCCGTAAATGTCGAATATCTCGCGAAAATATTCGTCGTAGACTGCGAATAGTTCCTCGCGTTCGTCGTGGTCGAGCCAGCGACCGTCAATCCATGCGATGGTGTATCGCCTCCTTTCCGTGCTTTAGTACGCTAAAGTCAAAGTGATTTTTTGTTGTCCGGATTTAAAATTCGCTAGGCAAGGCGAAAACCAGTTCGACCTCCCCCGCCCCTTTAAAATCCGAACATTCACCGTCATTCTTCCGATTTTCTTACGCTTTTTTCTACTTCCTAGAACTTACGTTATGTTAACTAGCGCCAACTAAAACGTCTATAAACGTTGATTTGACGGGGTTTGTCCGCCTTTTGCCGTCAAGTACGATTGATTCAGTGGCTGTGGGCGTTATTGTTCGTGTTTTGCCAAAACGACGGCAGGGCCATGCGCAAGCGCCCGTTTCCTAGTGAATTAGTGGACTCACTCCGACACACTCCGAAGCATACATGCGAATCCCTACTATTATTTGTGCGTTTTTTCTCGCTGTCGGAGTCGTTCAATATCCGCCTTGAGTTCGTCAATATTAGCGTTGCTATCCGACGTACTATTGACCTCGACCTTCTCCGTCAACATACCAAGCGATTGAAGGTACGTTCTAAAGAGTGCGGCATTTCCTTCTTCAATAACATGTTTCGGAATTGACGCGTACATATCCGGCAAATCTGCGACAGCATTCCGCAAAACCTGCTTCTTTATTTCGTCGTTAAATTCATCCAACTTGCGCCATTCATGCAAGGTTGATTCAGCGATTCCTACACGTTCAGCAACCTGCTTGTACGTTAAGCCTCCTCGACCGGGCAACGACAAGATTGCTACTGCTGCGAGTTGCTTTTCGTTCAGCCTGCGTTTTGCCATTCGTTTCACCTCCGTAATAATAACGCGGAATGTCAGGGCGTAAGCCACATTCCCCGCTAATGTCGTTCGTTTATATAAACCTAAACCTTTGCGCCGACTTCGCCCTATCGGGCTTGTCGTCGCTACCAATATTTTAATTCCTTTCCGCGAAAATTAATTAATAATGATTGATGGCGCCGAGACCTGTTTTTCAAGGTCGAAGGCGCAAAGGTTTATAACAAAGACTAAGAAATAATTTAACTTAGAAGCACCATATATTTTGGGCTGTTTTTGACATAAAACACAATATATAGTACGTTAAGTAGAAAAACCATCACAATATGTTGATTTATTTCGAACTCGAACTTGTCCGAATAAAGTCACTTTTTCTGCGATTTTGTCCGAATAAAGTCACAGATTCGATACGGGCAATAGCTCGCAATCGTAGCAACGGTATACATATTCTCGATAGTCTTCGAAGGTCATGCCATTTAACTCGGCTAAGTAATTAACCGCGTCAACAAATCTTTCTTCATCAAGATTAAAACGTTCTTTATTTTCGCTAAACCACTCAAACGGATTCTTGTCGTTCTTACTAGCGTTTAATTCATGAGATAACGGTAATATATTTGAAACTGTTGTACCGCCAAATCCGGTACTTACCGCGATAAAATGATCAAGTGAGTAATCAGGACTTCCCGACAATGCACAGCTATCTCCAAAGTAACTTTTCATGTATTCAATATCAGTTGTCGACATATCGTTAGGTAATTCGGAAACTCTTGCTCTACGGATTTGCTTATATAAATTATATTTAGCCGGATTTTCCCTTCGTTTTAACTTCTGTGCTTCCATTAACTCTTCTTTGTGGTTCTCGTAGTAACTACGGTTGTAAGATTTGACCTTACTGGTATTTCTCCGCTTATATTCCGAAGAGTTAGCACTCTCGCAAGGTTTACATCTAGGTTTAACTCCATAGCTTCTTGTCTTATCTTTACCGTAACTATCCAACGGTTTCCATTCCCTACATCTACTGCAAATAACTCCGTCAACTAACTTACCATTAATTTCCTTTGTGATTAATTCTCTTTTTGCTCTCCCCATCTTATCGTCCTCTTCTCGATAAATATTTCTCGACTATATTTTTAAAAGGCACAGAAAGAAGTGTCGAGGTATCTTCCTTGTCAATTACGGTAGCTAGTCGTAATCTATCTGCGCCAAGCTAAGTATTCTTCGTCAAGTAACGTTAAACATCGCCTGCAACGTTTTATCCGGCTCGCTATCCTTCCGATAAAACACGTTAGGGTTAAACGTATATCTTTCCGGCTCATTGCCGAGTTTAATGCGTGCCACAACGTACTCATCGCCGAACTTCATATTTGGTAGTCGGCGGCTAAGTGTCGCAGGGTTAACGCCGATCGCTTCCGCCAGTTCTTTCCGATTGAACCAACGAATCTTTGTCGGGTCTTGTTCGTAAGGATTCGCACATAACGCGTTTGTTTCCTGATGAATGTACGGCAACATACGATAGATAAGTCCGATGTCGGTCGCTTTTACTTCGCGGTAGACTTGTTTAATTTTCGTAGTGTACGCCTTCACGACGGACTCGCCGTTAAATGCACCGCGGAAATGGTAGCGCTGATTAACCGAATATGCGCCGTCGCTTTCGATGATAATTCCGTGTTCAATGCACGCGTCCAAAAAGTCGTAGAACGTTGAGCGCTTTTTCGTAAGTTGCAACGCATTCATCATATCAGCCGTAGTCATCGGCGACTTATCGGAATTAATTAGTGTTCCTCCGTCATAACTGACGTTGCATTGTAAACGCATTAAATAACCGCACTGAGCCGTTGTCAGTACGGAATAAACTTCGTGTAGATTTCGCATGTTCGAGGCGGTAAAGTCCGATTGCCTACCGCGTTTTTCCTTTAATTTACGATAAGCATTGTCTTGATTGCGATGTCTTAACGTGTATTCGCTCGACCTATCTTCGCCTGTTTCGGTGTCTATAACACGTAAACTACTCATTGGCGCTTACCACGCTTTCTTGCAGTTTATAAATAATGTCGCGGGCATGATACTCAACAAATGCGTAATTTATTTTTCGTTCTTTACCGTATTTTGTTTGCAAAAATAAATAAGCCATCTTTTTCGAAAGACGGCGTATGGCGTCATTATCCATGTTCTTTAGCGAGTTCAAGTGAACACTAGCTTTTAAGAAACGATTTAATTGCGGAAGAATGCTTTCGCCATTCCAATACGGAGTATTTACACGAATCAAAAGTCTTGCACAATCGCAAAATAATCCAACAACATTACCTTGATTATCTACTGTTTTTGACGGTACATGCTCAATTTCGCAATAAGGACAATATAATAAATCTAGTACCATTAAATTTCCTCCTATTTCATTAGATTTTCGTTGAATTTAAAATAAAAAAAACGCCCAAACCGGACGCTAGTAATGCCGCGGCGCTCGTAAGCAATCCGCGACTGATCCGCAGGTCGGTCGACATTCCGACATCTCCAACAAGGGCGACGGCTGCCTGTTCCGTCCTCTGCGTCTCTCTTTCCGCGACTAGGCGGATAAACATAAAACCGCAGGAAGGGCGACAACCTTTCCGTCCAGAGCCCTTCGGCGTTTATATAGGTAACTAATTACCCAAAAGTTACTATTCTTTCGTCAAATATTCGCGTAATTTTCGATATGCTGCGCTCAAATACGCGTTAACATTCGATTTGTTCACGCCCATTTCCGCCGCTGCTTCCTCTTGCGTTAAATTCTCGAAAAACACAAGGTCGATGGCTTGACGCTGCCTATCCGTCAAGCCTGCGTTTTCTAACGCGTCATATAAGTCGATATTTTTCCCAACGTCGCTCGGAATAGCCATCCGCGTATTTCTCACTTGCAGCGCGCCATCCTCGTCGGTAAAGTGCGTTTTTCGACGTCCCGTATATCGTCTGTCGCCGTACAGGATGTCGTCGCACAGTGTCTGTTTCTCATTGCGGACTTCTTTTTGAGTTTCGCTCATGACCGGGTATTCGACGATTGACATTTTGTCCGGATGTGACCATTTTAGTTCCTCGTACATAACAAGGTCGCTAAATCGGTCGAGCAGCGCGGCATTTTTCAGCGGCACTGGCGGATTCTTGCCGGCGTCTTTGTCGGCGTGATAATGTTCCGCAAGTGCCACCGCGTAATCGGTCGTGGCGCGGTCAATCGTCGGGTTGCGGGCTACTAACGGCAACATGCCGCGCTCAACCTTTCGTTTAATTTCCGTGTACTCTTCGTATAATTTTGCGTTGTAGTCCTTCATCTGATCGTCTCCCTCACGTACTTATAAACCTCGTCCATAATCCGACTAACAACATACGGCGAATGGTCGAGGTAGCTTCCGTTATACCTTGTCACTTCCTCGGTTTTCAGCCGTTCAATTGTCAAATAATCTAACTCGCGCACGCTGGCGATATGATAACGCGTATATGGAAACGTCATATCCGGGTATTCTTTCCGCGGAAACGTCCGCAATAGCGTCGCTGGTATCTCGTATAAATAGCCGTCGGGCTTCGACTTTTCGGCAAGCCAATACTTATCGCCATCGCATTTTACCGTTATTTTGTCGCGACTAAAGCCGGTCAATCGCTTGCTGGCGAACGTTTCGACGGGCTTAGCACCGAATATTTGGCGAAATTCTTCCGTTGGTTTCAACGACCACGTGATGTCGTATTGTGTTAAGTTCCGCCATTGCGTATAATCGTCAAACTCGTAAAATACGATTCTGCCAAGCGGAGTGTCGGCGAGGTGGTACGTTCGGTCGCCACGCGTCGTTGTTTCGATTACATTAATCATTCAACCAGCCTTCAATTCGTTGCCAAGTCGTTTGTTAGCAATTTCTACATATTCGCGTTCCGTTTCAAAGCCGATGAATTTTCTATTAGTTCGGACGGCTGCGACGGCTGTCGTTCCGCTTCCCATGAAGCAATCGAGCACAATCGCGCCTTCGTTTGAACTGTGGCGAATGATGTTTTCGATTAACTCGACAGGTTTTGGCGTGATGTGACCGAGTTTCAGGGCGACTTCGTAATTCCAAACGGAATGGTGCGTTTTTTGATTGTTGAAGACGTATCGTTGTTTTTCGTATTCTTTTCGTAATTCTTCGTACGGCTTTTTG